TGGTACGAAACACTCATTGAAACCATCACAGACGTTGCCAACGTCATCCACAAGAAGACCCTCCGTGGCTCGGGTAACTTTATCGTCTGCTCGCCAGAAGTCGGAACCATTCTTGAAGCAACAGTTGCATACCGTGCAAACTACAAGATTGATTCAGACGGCCAAGTTCGTGACAACATGAGCATCGGCGCAGAAGCAGTCGGTACAGTAAACGGTCGCTACTCAGTGTTTGTTGATCCATACTTCCCAGTAAACAAGATCCTTATCGGTCTTAAGGGTTCAACCTTCCTTGAAAGCGGCTATATCTACGCACCATATGTTCCACTTATCCTCACCCCCGTAATCTACGGACAAGAGGACTTCACCCCACGTAAGGGCATCATGACCCGCTACGGGAAGAAGATGGTTCGTGCAGACTTCTACGCCACCGTGACATGCCTTGACATGTCAATCATTTGAGCAATAGTGACCTCTCTTGATATGGGGTAAATACCCTGTACAAGTGACTAAATAAAAGGAAGGGCAGCTCAAAAGGCTGCCCTTCTGCTTTTGTACTATTTACATCTTGGAGATATATCAAGATGCTTACACGCCTTTATAAAGCCATTAAGGAAGCCGTTAAAGGTAAACCACTAAAGCTACGATCACCTCGTTGGGAAACTGTCCGCAAAAGGCATTTAAAATCGTTTCCAGCGTGTGCAGCTTGTGGTTGTGAACAACAACTTCAAGTTCATCACATCAAACCATTTCATCTTTATCCAGAACTTGAATTAGAGAATTCAAATCTTATAACTCTTTGTGAAAACAAAGGATATCAATGTCATTTAAACGTTGGTCATCTTGGTAGTTGGAAAAAAGAAAATCCAAACGTTGTGCAAGATGCATTAAATGCTTTAACTAAAAAGCAAGATGCCTTGGAGCACATCCCCAAGGCACCCTAATAAATAAATAGTTAAATAATTTCAATCAAGTAGAAGAAGTTTTCTTTTTGCTGCTTGATTTAACAACAGGTTCTTCTTGAACAGATTCTTGGACAACAGAAGGTTCTGAAGTTTCAACAGTTTCAACAACAGACTCGGGCTTAACTTCTTCCAAAGCTTTTGCAAGTTGCCCAACAGTTGAATGCATATTTTGTTCTTGAAGTCTTGAAACAACGTTTTCAAGTTTGACTAAATGTGCTTCAAGTTGCTCAATTCTTGAAAGTAAATCTGCGTTTGAACTTAAACCTTCAACAGTCAAATCACCTTTAATACAAATATCTTGTTTTCCCCCACCACCATTATATTGTCCAGTTAATGTTGCTTTCATAAAGTATCTCCTTATCTTTGTGAGTAGTTTATATATATTGAATCATCTTGTTTAGTGTGTTAAACCCATATATATTGTTATTAGCTAAAGGAACAAAGCATGATCTTAAAAGAAGGCGGCAATATCTTTAAAGATAAAAAAACAGGCGAACATTTAACACAAGCAATAAATCAAGAAGATGTTATTCCTACAGTTAAATGGTTGGAACAACAAACTGGTTTAGATCTTTTAAGTAACATGCTTGGAACAACTGGCAAAAAAGCTACAAGTGGTGATTTGGATCTTGGTGTTGATGAAACCAAAATTTCTAAAGATGAACTTGTTGCAAAGTTATTAACAATAAAAGGTGTTTTAAAAGATGATGTTAAAAAAGGTGGAATTAATGTTCATTTAAAAACACCTATAACTGGCGATCCAAGCAAAGGATTTGTTCAAACAGACTTTATGTTCGGAGATCCAGAATGGTTAAAGTTTTCAATGCAAGGTGGAGGAATTAACTCTCCTTATCGTGGTTCACACAAACATTTTCTTTTGGGGAGTATAGCAAAAGCAACAAAAACAGAACAATTCCCAGAAGGAATGAAATGGTCATATCTTAATGGACTTATTGATAGAGCTACAAATGAAACCATTTCAAAAAACCCAGATGAAATTGCAGAAGTGCTTTTTGGAAAAGGTTATACAGGATCAGATTTATCAAACGTAGAAACAATTGTTAATGCAATAAAAGACAAGCCAAATTTTGATGAACTTGTTGCAGAAGCAAATGAAACATTTTCAAAAGATAAAACAAGTCCAGTTCCACCTGTGACACGATCTGTTGGATTCTTGAAAGAAGCATTAGAAGCTCGTATTCAACATCCAGAAGACATGATTTACTGGGATGGTTCTTTAGGTGCTCAAAAGGCTGTAAATGCTTTATTAGAGCTTGCAGAAAATGCAACTTCAACAACTACTGTTAAATGGGATGGATCTCCTGCAATAGTCTTTGGTGTTGATAAAAACGATAAATTTATTCTTACCGACAAAGGTGGGTTTGTAGTAAAAAGCTATAAAGGAAGAGCAGAGTCTCCAGAAGAACTTTCTAGTATGATACAAGCAAGAGGAGAAAAATCAGGAAAAGATTATTCTGAGTTTGCTTCAAGTTTTTCTGGTATATTTGAACCTTTTAAGAATGCTTTAAAAAGATTGGACAAGCAATCTGGAGAAGGTGTGTTTTTCAAAGGTGATCTTCTTTATATGAAGAAACCAATGTTGGCTAATGGAGAATTTGAATTTAAACCAAATGTTGTAACTTATAAAGTTCCTGCAAAGTCTGACCTTGGTAAAAAGATTGCAGCAAGCACAGTTGGGGTTGTGTTGCATGGAATCATAAAAGAAGATGAACAAGGTAACACAATTGAAGAACCCATAGAAGATATAACAAATTATTTTAATGGGGATTTAGCTTCTGGAGGATTATTAGCAGGATCTGTATTGATTTTCTCTCCAGTGTTTGTAAATGAAACTCCAAAGTTTGAAATGGAAATGGTTGAAGCTGCTGAAGCACTTCAAGCAAAAGTTGAAAGAGCTTCTGGCTTAATTGATTCTGTTTTAGATGAATCAAAACTAACAGCAAAGAAAATTAAAGATTTGCCAGATGTTTTGTATTCTTACACAAACTCTAAAGCCGACAACTTTGCTTCTGTATCTTTAGATGATTTTAAAACTTGGGTAGAAAGTAATCAAAAACTTTCAAAACAAAAAATTGGCAATCTTTTAAATTACATTGCAGAAAATGAAAAAGGTTTTCAAATTATTTTTCAAGTTGTGAAAAACATAGAAGCATTAAAAAACAAGCTTGTGTCACAATTTGACAAGCAAAGTACAACAGTAAAAGCATATATTGGCGATGTGGCTGGTGGTGAAGGTTATGTAGTTAAAAGCTCTTCTGGTCCTATTAAGCTTGTTAATCGTGGTGGGTTTACCGCAGCAAACCGTGCAATTATTCGTGAACAAGCAAGTAAACTAACATCGATAGGATTTTATCCCGGTTCATTTAAACCATTTCATCGTGGTCATTATGAAAGTATTTTGGATGCTAAAAAACATGTTGACAAATTAATGGTGATTGTTTCCACCGCAGATAGAATTCGTCCAAGAGAATTTCCCTTGAGTGGACAAGCTTCAGTTCAATATATTGAAAAATATATCAAACCTGCACTTGAAGAAAGAGGCATAAATGTAGTTGTTACAAGTACATCTCCAGTGAAATACACTTTTGATTCTGTAGTTGAATTAGATGGCAGTAAAGATATAGAAGTTTATTTGTTTGCTGGTCAAGAAGACATGGATCGTTTCAATCAACAAGCTTTATTACGTAACTTTCCAAATCTTGTAGCTGATGATAGAATTCATGCAGTAGAAACAAAAACAATAGTTGGGGACACTCAACGTTTTTCTGGAACAGCCGCTAGAGAAATAATTAAAAACAATGATTTAAAAGCTTTTAAAGAAATACTCCCACCAATAAAAGCTGTTCAGAGGGATGCAGCCGAAATCTTGGAACTTTTTAAAACTGCCGGTGAAAAAATTGAAGCAGATAAAAAAGCAGAAAAAGAATCCAAGAAACCAAACAAACCGAAAACAACAAAAGAAGTTTTTGCGGAAATGATTTCTTTGTTTGTGAAAGAAGTATTGTTGGAAAAAAAGAAAAAAGGAAGAGTTCACTTTCCACCAGAAGTTGAAAAGATTATTCGTACCAAGCTTAAAAAGCAGTATAAGGGTAATGAAAAAGCAATTTATGCTGTAGCAACAAAAATAATGAAACAAATGGGCTTAGAGAAAATATCAAAAGATTGAATAATTAAAGTATGGCTATAGTTTGCCACACATAGGAGAATTTAAATGAAAATCACAGTCCGTCAACTCAAGTCACTTATTCGTGAAGCTACAGAAGAAGCTATGGAAGAAATGAAAATGCATGGTGAAGGCGAAGGAATGCATGAAGAAAAAGATGAAGAAGTAGAAGAAACAGCTCTTCAAGAAGCTGTAGCAAAAGCATTCCGTGCTGGTTACCGCAAAGGTCTTGCAGCCCGTCGCTGATATAAACCTAACATAACTTATTGGTTAACTTTAAACCGGTTGATGATTCATCAACCGGTTTTTTTATTTGATTAATCTAGAACGAATACGTAAAGTATCGCCAAACTTATCAATCAATTCAGAATCAGATTGTAAGCTATTAACAGCGTCAACATTTAAAACGCTATCATCAAAAAACTCAATATGAGGAATATCCCGATCAAGCATAACGTGCTTGACCCAGTTACTTTTTAATTCTGGAGCAGAATTGTCCAAGGTAACAACTGGAATATGAATATCATATTTTGCCAAGAACTTACGAATGTTTTTATTAGCCTTATGTCCTCTTGCAGTTAAGATAACTGCTGGAAAGTTATCGCTTTCATGAAGCTTGGCAACAACTTTTTTTAAGATATTAAAAGTCCAATCAATGATTTGCGGATCAAGCACTTCTGCAAATTCGCTATAATCAAATTCATATCGAACATTTGGATTAAATGGTATTATGTCAGTTTTAAACTTAGCATATTCTGCTGGAGTTATTTGATACTTGTCTTTGACTTGTTCATTAGTGGTTTTGTTAAATTCAGTGACACCAACCTTTGAATTTGTTTTTGCGATGGTGTCATCGAAGTCAAAAACACGCAAAGTACGAATTCCAGTATGAGAAGAAATTTTTCCCAACCTTTTCATTTCTGAATCTTTAATTTCTAAGATAGCGGATTTGATAATTGTTTTTAGTTGAGAACTACTCACAATAATAATCCTTTTTAATAACAAGTGGTTTGTTTAACTGTAATTATATTTGATGAGTACATTTAATACCACACTACATCCTACACCATTTGGTTTCTACGACAAATATCAGTTATTTCAACAAGATGCTGACAACATGGTTACATTTGTGTTGCGAGCACTTGGAGAAGATGTACTTGGTGTTGAGTTAACCAAACAAATGATTTGGGGAAACTTTGAGGAAGCAACCCGTGAATTTAACGGTAAAATGATTGAATATCAAAATGTTTCTAACCTTGCTTCTTTAATGGGATCACCAACTGGTAGTATTGACGCTAACGGCAACAACAATATTAACATAACAAATATGTATGTTCAACAAAATCTTGAATTTTTGTTGGACCTAGCAACCCCATACGCAGGTGTTGTTGGTTATTCTCAAGATGAAGAAACATATAACTGTTATATTGAGATGAAATCTGGCAAACAAGTTTATGACTTGTTTGTGGATGCTATTGATAAAGAAACAGGTCAGCCAGTTTGGAATTTACAACCTTCTGGATCTGTAGGCTCAATGCAAGTTGTAGAAGTTTTTCATAATGCTCCTGTTCAATATGTGTTCAACTCAAATCTTGCATCAAACTTCGTAGCAACAGGATTACCTGTTGAAAGTTATATTCCAGATACCCGCTTTTATGTTCTTCCATTGTTTGAAGACGTATTAAGAGCAGGTATGTTAGAAGCTGCTCAACGTGTTCGTAGATCACATTACAGTTATAAGATTGTTGGACGTACCATTAGAATTTACCCAACTCCGAATAGTCTTGTTCCCGGTTATAATAATCGAATTTGGATGCGTGTGAGATTTACAAAACAACCTTTTCCAACGCTTGCAAATACACTTATTAATAGCGGTTCAGCATATTTTCCATCAGGATCAGGTGTTTCTGGCTCATATCAACAAGATAAAATTTATGGCGTTAATGGACCTTTTACAGCCCCCTTTGGCCCATTAGATTACAACTCATTAAACATGTGGTGTAGAAACTGGATAGCACAAATGACATTGGCCTTGTCTTGTATCCAGCTTGGTAGAATTCGTGGTAAGTTTAAAAGCTTTCCTATTCCCGGTGCTGATCTTCAATTGAATGGTGATGATTTAATCAGCCAAGGTAAAGAAGATAAAGAAAAGCTTATGACAGGCTTAAAAGAAACTTTAGACAATCTAACTTATGACAAAATTGCTGAACGTGAAGCTTCCAAAGCAGAAAACATGGTTAAACAACTTGCATTTATACCGATGCCTCCAAAATATGCAATTGGTATATTCTAGTTTTTAAAACCTGCCCTCTTTACATTAATAGGATAAACAATGGCAAGATTATTCATAGGTTTAAGGGAAGTACAGTTCATCAATGATCTTCCAGCTTCCAACCTTTGTGCGATTTGTTTTTGCCACTGATTACATTTCTGAGATGAGTGGGATGTAGGGCATGTAATTTGCAAAAGGCACTGAGACATACAATTTGCCTATATAACTCGCCAGTATTAGAAACGAGAGGTCTATCAGATAAGTCGTAAATTTTGGCATTGTGATTATCCATTCCGCTGCACTTACCTTTTCTGTTTTGTTTCATTTTTCTTATTGATTCTTGTTTGTGTTTCATTCCATAAGTTGAGCTAAGTTCTCCTGTCTTACCAAACAAAGGATGTTTATCTCCTGCTAACAATCCTTTATGAGACTCAGAGAGTTTTTTTCTAGTTTCTTCCGAAATAGTATGTCCGGTTTGGATATTGCGAAGTTTTTCTTTAAGTGCTTCTCCTTTTTCGGTTTGGTAGAAACGCTTTTTGGCTTCGCTTATGTTTTGTTTCCCATTATCATTAAACACTCGTACTGTTCCACCGTCGAGTACGTTACAAACCATATTCCCATGTTTTTTTCGAAGTTCTTTAATATGATATCGTTCTTTTTCCCCTAAAAAATCTTCTAACGATCTTGGATCAACATTGCTACAATCCACTATTTCCACGATTGAAAAACGTAAAAATTCAACGTTGCCGATTTGTTTAAAATAATATTGTACAGAGCGTTTGAGTTTAATATTTGCTCCCGATCTTTTCTTTACCTGTATAGGTCTAAGAAGACCGTACTTATAATCCCTCCATCGTTCGAAAAGCATACGTTTTGTTTGTCCAATATATAATTTGCCTGATAATGTGTTTTCAATTTTGTATATAACGTTCCGTGTTCTAGAATGTTGTTTGCCATTAAACGTATAATCAAAATACCAATTCAGTTTTCCGTGCTCCATTTGCTGACCCCTAGCCTTTCATTTTTAAATATGCTGACCCTTACGGTTTTTAATTCGCTCATGATCGGATATTAAAACTGGCTTAAAATAAAGAGATTTGCAAAACTAGTTGAACTACATATTTATCTTCATGGCAAGATTATTCATAGGTCAAAGAGAAATTCAATTTATCAATGACTTGACGAAAGAATTTGTAAAAGATGTTGTAGGCCAAGCAATTCAATATTTCCCTGTGTCTCCAATCAAAAGTAAGTTGAACACGTTATATAACGAATCAATTGAAAAGATTTTTGAAAACCCAATAAATATTCCAGCACTTGTTGGTATGCCAGAGTATTCAAGCAAAACAACAGGATTTGGTTCAGATATCGAAGCTAAAATAGAATTGTTTATTCAATACAAAGATATGCAAGATAAAAAGATTGTTCCATCTGAAGGTGATTTCTTTTCTTATGATGATACCTTGTATGAAATTTTAACTGTGGTAAATGCAGGAAAAAATATCTTTGGTCTTGCTGAATATAACACAGCTTGGAAGTTAACAGCCAGAAATGCAAGAATTGGTCAATTGACCGTACCAAATCTACCAATTCCTCGTCTTGCACCGGAAGATGTTGAAAAAGTATTTGAACAACAACGTGGCTTGCCAATAACAAATGAAGGAGAAGCTACAGGTGATGTTCGTGAGATGCGTGAACGTTTGAATGAATATATGGCTCCAATTGCTTTGGGTACAGGAGCTAAACGTGTTGAACCAAATGTTGATGAAAACGGAGACTTTATCGAAGGAGATAAAGCAAGTTCGTTTAACAATGATCCTTTGCCTCCGAAAAAAGGAATATATGATGAATAGTGTTGGATACTTATAAAGTATGACAACACGATTAAACGTTCCTGTTATTGAAGGTAAAGAACAAATACCTACAGGGTATGATCTTGCGAACAATGATCCTTCTAAGTTTTACATTCCTCCTTGTGGAATTGAAGACGTAGATGGTGCTGTACATGCTTTGTTTGATAAAGATATATCATTCAGAACATATCAAGGTGTTTCCAACTACGAAAAAGAAGTAAACATTAAAAAACCATTTGTTATTTTAGCAACTGGAGAAAGGTTTGCTCTTGCAAAGCGTTTAAAACCTTTTAGAGACGTTAGAACAGGCGCATTATTGCTTCCAGCAATTTCTATTCGTAGAACTGGTATCGAGCAGCAAAATGGCGATGTATTCCCCGGTGAGCTAACAGTTAAACGTAGACTTGATGAATCAGATAAAGATTATCAATCTTTGTTGAATCGTTTACTTTTACCAAATGTTCCTGTGCCACCAGATACTTTACGTGAAAGTAAAGGCGAAGATCAAAACTTACCTTCAATAAAAGAAGGAATGTTATTGGATAACAAAGCAAAAGAATTGCGTGCAGATCACATTTATGAAATCATAGCAATTCCTTTTCCACAATTTTATACAGCAACATATGAAATTTCGTTGTGGTCAAATTATACACAACATATGAACTACATGTTAGAAACAATTCTAGCAAATCAAATTGCTCCCGGCAAAGGTTTTTATTTAAAAACAGAAAAAGGTTATTGGTTTGCAGCAACTGTTGATTCTGGATTAAATGCTCAAGACAATTATGATGATATTACTGACGCCGAAAGATTAACCAAATATAGTTTTAACATGACTGTAAGAGGTTATATTTTGGCTCCTTCTGGTCCCGGTCAAAGAGTTCCATTCAAACGTTATTTGTCGAATATTAACATTTCATTTGAAACATATGTTGCTCAAGGTAACGTTTATAATGAAAATGACATCAAACAATATGAAGGTACAAAAATTGATCCAACTCTTACCAATCCTTTTGTGTTAACAGATATTGAAGAAAATCCTTTAACAGCACAAAAACCAACCGAACAAGAAAAAATACTGTTTGAAAAAACATATAAAGATCCAACAACACAAACAACACAAACAAAGTATGTCAAGCAAATGGCATACAATCAAAAACAAGGAGAAACAGTATACACAGCTTCAGATCAACAAGCTTTATACGATTTTTTCATTGATAACAAGGGTTAAAAGGTAATACGGTTTTCTATCGCTATTTATTAACCAAACGATTAAAAAAATAAAAGTGAGGAAAAATCATGCCAGAAACCGTTTTAAAAGCGCCGAACTATTTTGATAGAGAGTTCGATTTAACTCAACGTACAATTCCTGTTGGTGGAACACCAGCAACAGTTATTGGTCCTTCTGAAAGAGGCCCAGCCTTTACACCAATTACTATTGGCAGTTACACTGATTTTAGTGATAAATTTGGTGATGTTAATTCAAAGTATGTAGGAACATACGCTGTACAAAAATTTTTTGAAGCCAAAGGTAGTGAAGTAGCTTCTTGTAACTTTATTCGTGTTCTTGGAGCAGGAGCTAATAGTAGCTCTGTTGATATTTCACAAACTGAAACCAACGGTACAGTTGTTAATGCTGGTATGCAAGTTGTTGGTAATGGTACAGTGTTTGCTTCTGGTGCATTACAAGGTCGTGTACAATTTCTTGTTGCAAAACACTTTGTTCAGAACAATGAAGTGTTTGGCTATCCAATGTTTACAAATAATGATAGCTATACTGTAAATGGTTTCACAGCAGATAATGATTCGGTAAATCTTGTTCGTGCTGTGTTGTTTACAACACCAGACACTAGAATTCTTGTGTTGAGCGGAGCCGTTGATTCTGGTGGGGTGTATGATCCTACAGCCGTTGCTGCTGGTAATGGTACTTATGAAGCCGCAGCAGTTGGAACTTCACAAGCAGGAAATATGCAAGGGTTGTTTAAACTTGTGGTTTCTTCATCTGCTGGTAGTTCTTTTGCTTCAGATGATGGGTTTGCTGGATTAAAAATTTATTCTGCTTCTCTTGATCCAACATCCGACAAGTATGTTGGAAAAATGTTGAACACAAATCCAGAAAGCTTTGAATCAACAAAACATCTTCTTTATATCCATTATCCTGTAGATGCAGAAGTTGCAACTCTTTCTGCAAGTTTTGGGGTTAATACTGTTGCTGTTCTTTCTGGTGCAGCGAATACCAACTCAGTAGGTATTGATTTTGGTAGAGCATTTGGTAGATTTGATACACGTTACACAACACCAAAAACACCATTCTTTATTTCACAGCCTTTTGGTGGTATTGAATATGACTTGTTCCAAGTAGAAAGCCGTGATGATGGTGCATTCGCAAATAACAAATATAAAGTTAGTATTGCAAACTTGCAAGCATCAACAAATCCAAACAACAGCTATGGATCATTTACTCTTCAAGTAAGAGTATTTAATGACAGTGATGCTGAACCACAAATTCTTGAATCATTCAATAATCTATCATTTGATCCAAATAGTGACAATTACATTATAAAAGCCATTGGTGACAAGCGTACAAGCTTTAATTTTGACGCTATTGAAGCTGATGACCGCAACCTTGTAATTCAAGGAAAATATGGGAACAAAAGCAAGTTTATTCGTGTTATTCCAAGCACTCAACTAGATGCTGGAGAAGTACCCTCCCAAGCTCTTCCATTCGGTTTCCGTGGTCACCAAATACTGTTAACAAACGTAGCTTTAACTGACCAAACTGGTTCAGTAGCCTTAAACCAAACAAGGATTACAGGGGCTAATACAGGTTCTTTTGGCTCAACTCTTTCTGGTTCAATTGTTCCACCTGTTCCATATCGTTTTACAATAACCCGTAACCCATTGACTGCATCTGGTACAGTGTTTGGTGCTCCAAGTTCACAAACAGTGCTTGATGGAAGACTTTATTGGGGTGTTAAATTTGAACGTAACAATAACAACGTGTTGAACGTTAACGTAAACACTGAAATAAACCAAATTGTTGAAAACGTTGCTAAGTTTTCTGGCATTCAAAAAATGGAAGTGCTTACAACAGGATCTGCAAATGATTTGTTAAACAACAATAAATTTTCTCTTGCTAAAGTTGCTTTGAATGTAACAACAATTTCAGCAGTTAATTCCAGCACACCAGCAGCACTTATGCGTGATGCTGCATATCTCCGCAACGCAACAGTTGATCCAGCAACTTATGTTGCTTCAAACTTCAGCAACCGTATTACACTTGCAAGTTTGTTAAACAGCAGTTCAGCAACAACATTTAACAACTTCTCAAATTACGCTAAATTTACAACATTTATGCAAGGTGGTTGGGATGGTGTGAATATTTTTGACAAACAAGCATCTCGTTTTACAGATCAATCAACTTCAACCGAAGTTGGTGCAGGTGGAGTTTATGGTCTTGCTAACGCAAGCTATGTATCTCCCGGTGCTCCAACAGCAACCAACTATACTGGCGTTGGTTCGTCAAACCAAAACGTTATTGCTTATCGCACAGCACTTGATATTGCAACAAACACAAGTATTGCGAACAACAACATTTTGGCGGTTCCCGGTCAACGTGATCCATTAGTTACAAATTACGCACTAGAAAAAAACGTAGCATATGGTTTGAGTTTTTATCTTCTTGACATTCAACCATATGACAAAGATGATGTGCGAATTTTTGATGGTGAATCAAATAGATTTATTTCCATCAACAAAACAGCAAATGCATTTATTAACCGTGCATTAGATAACAATGCTGGTGCTGCTTATTTCCCAAGCATTGTTATAGATGATACAATTAATGGACGTAGAGTAACTGTTCCTGCATCAGTTGCTGCGGTATCTGCATTGTCTTACAACGACCGTGTTAAGTTCCCTTGGTTTGCACCAGCAGGATTTGATCGTGGAAGTTTGAACTTTGTTATTAACACTGCAATCAGACTTAATCAAACAGATCGTAACACAATGTATGATGCAAACATCAACCCAATTGTCAAATTCCCCGGTGCAAACTATGTGTTTTTCTCACAAAACACATTGCAACTTGCATCAGATGCTTTGGAAAGCATTAACGTCAAACGCATGGTACTTGAAATCAAACGTCAAATTGTTGCAATTGGTAACCGTTTGTTGTTTGAACAAAACACACCAGCTCTTCGTACACGTTTCATCAATGAAGCAAGTTTGGTGCTTGCAACCGTTCAATCACAACAAGGTATTGAACAGTTTGCAATTATCTGCGATGAACGCAACAATACAACTGAAGATGTGAACAGCAACCGTATGAATGCACAAATTCGAGTGCTTCCAACAAGAGCAGTTGAATACATTGTTATGGATTTCGTTGTTTTACCGTCCGGGGTTAGTATCTAGTTTATAAAACGTTACCTCTTTGCTATATACTAATAGTAGAGGTAACGTTTTATGGAATATAAGTACGAAGGTCATTCACTCAAATCTGGAATCTATAAAATCACAAACAAGGTAAATGGTAGGATATATGTTGGTTCTGCGAAACTTTTCAAAGTTCGTTGGAGCCAACATACTTCTTCGTTACGCAACCAAAAACATAGTAATAAGTTTTTACAAGCAGATTATAATAAATCTGGTGAAGAAGCTTTCGTGTTTGAGGTAATCGAAGTTACCGAAGGAAAAACCAAAGAAGAGCGTTTGCTGGTTGAAGAGGAATATATCAAACAATATTATGACTCTGGTGATATGTGT